AGGAATTGGACCATCATACATAGCACTTGCATCAACAGATGCAGAAATTTCAGAAAGCGTAAGCCAAACATTTACTATTTCACAAATAATAATTGATGATGAGGCATATGATAACTATGATCCAGATTATCCAAATGCTTTTGTTGACTATTCTACTTTTTACATAAGCATTCCAATTGCACAAACAGCATTTAATAGAGTTGCAACTAGAAGTGCCATGGGTGCAAATTCAGCTACAATAACTGTTAATTCCTCAGTTGGTCTTTTTATAGGGATGGGAGCAACAGGAACTGGAATTCCAGTAGGAACAACCATTGTTGACATTGATCCAGAAAATCCTAAAAGCATTACACTATCTAACGCAACAACAACTACTGCAGCAACCACTATAACATTTACTCCTAATTTAGATTCAGCATTAGATATGTTTGATAATAAATATGTTTATTTCCCAAGTGGATTTAGTGGTAATTTATCTGTTTTAAATGGTAGAAAATTCCTTGTTCAAGCTGTTACGAACGATGTATATTCTATTGTTGATGGTGATCCTGAAAGTTCAAATACTATGTATGATTATGCAGATACTACAACAACAAGTTCAACACATATTACCGTTCAAGTATATGGAGAAGAAGCATATAGTATTGCTACAAATGCTTTGTCACAAATTAAACTTTATGATAGTTTAAGTATTGTTAGCGGTGAACTAGTTGATATTATTAACTCTAAACAAGGAACTTATACGTCAGGAATTAGCACAGCATCATATGTTCCAAAGTTAACTCAAGGATCTGTAACCTATATGCTTTGGGCAGGTGATGAAAATCCAAGTTTTTCAAAGTTATCAATAAGCAAAAATAATACTAGCGGTAAAATTAGAGTAATTGCTGATCATGGAACCACACCAATTGGTTCTATAACTATGTGGGCGACAGCAACCCCACCAACTGGATGGATGCTATGTGATAACACCGTAGTAAGTTACTCAGAATATCCAGAGCTATATGTAGCTTTAGGTGGGGTAAGTCCATTCTCAGCAGAAATAAGAGTTCCAGATATGCGAGGAAGGTTCCCACTAGGTGCAGGTGGTACTATTGGTGCTGCTGTTAAAGGAATTGGAGGTAATACTACTTATACCTATGGTGTTGCAGCACACTCCCATGACATGGGTAGTACAACAGCAGGTGCAGCTAATCCAAACTTAGCAAACGTAGCAACTGCAATTACAGAAGGAACTTATTCTACAAGTATTACAGAAGGAAGTGCAAAAGCTAATACAGGAAACCATAGTCATGGTGTAACTGGTACCTCCTCTGCAAACAATGCAACCCTTAACGCATTTTTTGGAAATACTGGTTCAGTTAGAGCTTTTTCTGATGACGCACACACTCACGCAGATGGAAATTTTGTAACCAATAGTTATGGTGGAGACGCAGGAGGAAGCCACACACACACTATGAATTCATTTACTGCAACTACTACCTCAAACGCATTTAGTTTAGCAAGCGGTGGAGTTGTCGGAGATACCCGTGGAGTCGTTAGTGCATCAACTGCTAACATTACTAATGTTATTCCGCCATATTATGCTTTAAACTTTATAATATACACAGGAAGGGCATAAAAAATGAACAAAGAAGATAAGTTAAATATATTAAATAATGAATTAATTGATGCTATAAAAGAACATAAAAGAATTCAAGATATTGTTAATTTTTGTTCTGACAGCTCAGAAGGATTTCCATTATTTTATTCACCATTTGAACATGAAAGCACATACGTTTTAAATCAAATACAGGATAAAATAGAGTGGCTACAGACAAAAATTCAAGAAATAGAAGCAGAATAAAAGGTTGCAGAAACACCTTATAAATGATATAATGTACAAGAGACAAAGGAGACAATAATGTCAACAACGCTAGAAAAAGTAGTTCAAGAACTACAGGCTCGTATTGGACAGATTACAAGCCAGTATGAAACACAAATGGCTGTGCTTAAAGCACAAGCAACAGAGGCACTTGAGGCAAAGGATGCAGAAATTGCAAGCCTCAAGGAACCTAAAGGAGAATAATCTTAATGGCAGCACAATTAAGTGACGGACAGCCAATTACTTTTGAATGGCTAAATAGTCTTGTGTCTGAAATTAATTCATTGCAATCACAACTTGCAGCTAATACTAAGGCTGATGCAGAAAATAGAGCAAGACCAATTACATATGCTGGAGATGCAATAGCTTCTGCAGGAAAAATTAAAGTAATTGCTGATCAGCAAAAAATTGGAGATGCTAGAAAGTCTAAGGCAGCATTTAACGCATACGTTGACTTTCCTGGAAATGGATTTAAAGATGCAAGTGTAATTGTTGTTGCTACTTCAGATATGCGTAAAAATAAAACATCCGCAGAAAAGCTTGTTGTTTCAGTAGCCAATGTTACAAAAGATGGATTTACTTGTACGGTCACTCCAATTGATGGTGAAACTTTAACAGTAGGACAGGATGTAGTTATTAACTACATTGCGGTTGGGGATGCTCCATAAAATACTAAATGGATATGTTTTGGTAAAAGAGCCAAAGCATCCAAAAGCCTTGCATGGGGGCTGGTATTTTGAGCATGTTATAAATATAGAAAAAGAACTTGGAAGATACTTAAAAGAGTATGAGTCGGTTCACCATATAAATGAAATAAAAACAGACAACAGAATAGATAATCTTTTTGTTTGTCACAGGCAAGAACATGATAAAGCTCATGGAATGAAGAATGTATCCTTATATAGAATGCATGAAACATGGGTTGGAAAACAATGTGATTCCTGTGGCAAAACATTTTATGGCACACAAAGTGTTATGAAAAAAAGAAAAAGATGTAACTCTATGTGCAAGTCTAAAAAAACTATTGATAAAGTTTGCTTACACTGTTACAATAGTTACACAATACCTGCATCTGCAGATAAGCACTACAAGTATTGCTCTAAGGTTTGTCGCCTTAGAGCCAAAGCTGCGTAAACAGAAAGGTTTACAATGACAAACGATTTAAAGTGGATGATATCATCCGACCAGCAATTCCCATATCAAGATGATAAAATGATTGAGTTATGGTTTAAGGTAATGAGATGGTTTAAGCCAGACGTTGTTGATTACTTAGGTGATACTGACGATCAGGCTTGCTATAGCAAGTACACAGAAGGACGGTCAGCAGAGTTTTTAAAGATGCATAAGGATAACAATGGCGATGCTATTGTCCCTCTTATGAAGCATGAAGCAAAACTAGCAAGAGAATTTTATACAAAGACTCGCAAGGTTGCTAAAAATGCACAGCTATTCTCTGCACTTGGAAATCATGATATTCGTGTGTTTGATTATGTAGATGCCAAATTGCCAGACTATATTGAGGTAACTACACCAGAAAGTTTGTGGAACCTAGATAGTCTTGGGTATGATTATATTTATTACAATCAACCACCTGCCCATAGGTTTGGAGATATTCACGTTCATCATGGTAATGCTATCTCACAAAATGCAGGTGAGTCAGTTCGTAAAGATGTAGATAACTTTGGTGTATCTTTGATTCGTGGACACTCTCATCGTGCAGGTGTATACTTTAATACCTATGAACTTAGAAACGGTGGTAAGGGTGAAACCTTGCGAGGATACGAGATTGGTCATATGTGTGATGAAAAGTCTACAGGTATGATGTATACAAATAACCACAATTGGCAAAAAGCATTTGCTATTGCTCACATTGAAAATGGTAACTATCCACATATTCAACTAGTTCATGTGTCACCAGATTACTCTTGTATCGTTGATGGAAAGATGTTTAAAGTATAACTTTACGCTATAATTTAACAATGTGGTGTAAAGTATGCAATGGCAGGGTGCTTGTTGATAGAGTTTTTAGTTCTGAAACACATATAGAATTATATTGTTTTACATGTGGAAAAAGATGGATCTTTAATCACCCCCAAAATAGAGGAAGTTTTGCAGTATGGATATGGAAAAAGGAAAGAGAAGTCCTAAAGCTTTCAGCGATGGGCAGTTGGTCAAGAAAAACCACAATTTAATATTCTTCCTTAATGGAGAATTGCATAGGGTTGTCAGGACCAATGCCTCTGCAAATATTTGCCACGCACTTAACTACAATCAAAACAAGATAGTTAAATATACTTATAGTGACTACAAGAAGTTTAGAAAGCCAGCATTTAGAATCGGTGAAGTAGCCAGTATCCTAAAAA